GGACAAGTGGCAGATGGAAAATAACGCCCATAGGGGATTGGATTGGATCTTTGACAAGGACCAGAGAGTCGATCAATTCCTGAATCCTAATGACGCGCAGGTTGAGGAAAAGGCAGAGCAAAGGAAAATCCGTGAACGGGAAAACAACCGCCTGAATAGGGAGAGACACGCATGGAAACAGCAGATAGAGCCGGACCCGCTGACTCAGGTCTTAGGTCAATAGTGTCACCGGACCTTTTCGACCGAGGTCTGTTAACGGTGGCAGTTAAGGCGTTGTCAAAACGCTGGGGAGTAGACTATGAATCTGCTCATGCCAGAATATTGGTGTGGGGCCGTGACAACCCGCATCCCGAGGAGCAGTCCAGATACACAGCACCACCGCTACCCGATTGGGTGACTGAATGAGCAAGAAACCAGTGACAGCTGAGGAACGACAGCACCTCGAAAAAATAAAAAGTTTACCGTGCACCTTGTGCGGAGTTGAGGGCATGAGCGAGGCGCACCATGTGGGAACCTCGATGGGAGTTCCCAAAAATCATTGGGCGACAATACCTCTGTGTGGCCCAGGGAGTGGATGGAAAAAAGGCTGCCACGAATTCCTCCATGAACACGGTAGACGGTTCAGGGCGTGGGAGGACAGGACTGTAGGGGAGACCGTGATAGAAATCTATGGGGATCTGGATATAGATAAACTCGCAAAAAAGAGGGATTAGGAGATGACGGATGCCGTGACTCTGACAGGCGATGAGGTCATAAAGGAGATATGGAAAAAGGCGGTTCTGCGCCAAAATTCCTGGCATGAAACGAACCAAAAAGCGGACCCTACGAAAACAGATTTACAGATCAACTTTATGGGGGTCGCTGGTGAGATCTCTACCTGTGACCTGTTTCAGGTATCGCATGATATGGTGGCCACAGACAAGCCGGATGACGGAGTAGACCTGGAGGTCAAGGGCTTGAGGTTCTCGATCAAGGCAACTGGCACACCCGGGATCATATTTACCGATAAACAGTTCGAGGAGAAGAAGTTTCTCAAATGTGACTATATTATACCCTGGAATTATAAATCGAATATAACGTGGTCTGCATCAGAAAAACAGCCAACAGGTGCAGCTAAAATAGAGATGATCTGCCTCGGGTATGCCACGCCAGAGTTTTATATCGACAACGCGAAACCCTGGTGGAACAAAAGACAAAACAAATACTCAGGCATGTTTTTGGACGGGCGATATCTCTACGATATCAGCATTTTAAAGGATCTGATGAAATGAAAACCACCAATATATCTGTTGCTTTGGAGATAGTCAGGAAGATGGCAACCGAAGATAAAATCGAATTTGCGCTAGTCCACAAAAACGGTATATATGAGATCGTTGAGATTCAGGTGCACCCCGATCCCGATGCGCCACTTGAGAGCTGGCATGACAGGGTCTGAGTCCACGGTGGAAACCATCAAGCAATGTGCTGATCTGCTCAGAGGATTTGGCCTTGAGGAGATGGAAATATTGCGTGCGCTGTGGCTCAAACCGGATTGGTGTAAGGCTCTGGATGAGGCACTTGACGAGGAGTGGTCTTGACAATTTATCATGAGGGAAATACCCATGTCTGACTTAACTGTAATTTCTCTGGGTGCTGGTGTGCAATCAACCGCCCTATATCTAATGTCGTGCATGGGTGAAATAAACAGGGCAGACGCAGCAATTTTTGCTGATACGGGGTGGGAGCCAAAAGCAGTTTACGATCATCTGGAGTGGCTGATTGATTGGTCGAATGAGCATGGTGGGGTGCCGATTGAGGTTGTGAGTAAGGGCAACATCAGAGATGACGTGCTAAATCATGTTAGCGGAGCTGCAAAATGGAGCAATGGGCAACCTCCATTTTATGTCATAAATAGGGAGACAAAGGATGGGATGTCTCCCGACACAGGAGGTTCTCTCTGGCGTAAATGCACAAAAAACTATAAGATCGACCCGATCCATGCCAAAATCCGTGAGATGTTGGGCTACGAGACAGGGCAACGGGTCAAGGAAACGGTCACGCAGCTGATGGGCATATCAGTTGACGAGGCACATCGGATGAAAGATTCTGGCAAGGGGTGGATCGTGAATAAATATCCGCTTGTGGATCTGCGTATGTCTCGCCATAATTGCCAAAAATGGTTAAACCGCAACGGTTTCCCCGAACCCCCAAAATCTGCTTGTATTGGATGTCCTTATCATGCAAATGATCGATGGCGAGATATGAAACTCCACCAGACGGATGAATGGGACGATGTGGTGAGATTTGACCACGCACTTCGGGAGCAGCCTTATCCAGGTGTAACTGGTATGGTCTATACTCACCGAGACTGCATCCCGATAGACGAGGTAGATCTCACGACAGCGGAAGACCACGGTCAAGTTGATATGTTCTCTGCCGAGTGTGAGGGTTATTGCGGATTTTAATCTCAAACGAGGAGTGGTCTTGACAATTTAAATTCAGAAACGTATATTTTCAAATGGAGGATTTTATCCAGGCCATCCCAAGCCAATGAAACTGAAAGATCTGGTACCAGATCCCCACAACGCCAACAGGGGGACCGAACGAGGCCGGGCCATGCTTGAGGACTCACTCAAGCAATATGGTGCTGGCCGTTCTATATTGGTGGATAAGCACGGTAGGGTCATCGCTGGAAATAAGACCCTGGAGACGGCTATCGAGTCAGGATTTGACGAGGTAGAGGTTATTCAGACAGACGGTAAGAAGATAATTGCTGTCCAGAGAGTGGACCTTGACCTGCTTAAAGATGACTCGGCAAGGCAACTGGCATACGCAGATAACAGAGTCTCCGAAGTAGATCTGGAGTTCGACACCAGTAAAATTCTCGAAGATTTGGATAGGGGCCTTGATTTTAGTGGATTGTGGAGTGGCGAAGAATTAGATAAGATGCTACACGGAAAATCCGAAGAGAAACCAGAGAAAGAATTCACCCAAGAGTTACTTGAAGAGCATAATTACATAGTCCTGTATTTTGATAATTCCGCAGATTGGTTGGCGGCTCAAGAAACTTTTGGTATTGAAACGGTCCAATCTCTCAAGAATACTTCGGATTATGAACATTCCAGGGGTGTGGGTAGAGTGATAAGGGGTGATAATGTGGTGAGGAGATTAAATGGTGGTGGTTAGCCCCTCATACAAAAGGGCTGGAAATATATCTGTGAGAAGGTTTTACCCTGATACCGTTCTTGCGGTTCATGAGTTTGAAGCAGGAGAATACAAGAAGAAAGATGGGGAACCTATATTGATCATTCCCGACAGTCTCAGGGGGAACATGGGAAAGGTGAGGAATTTTATTGTTGAGTCTTTTGGTGATGTTGTGATGCTGGATGATGACGTGGTGTCAGTGGGTAGATTCGACTCAAGGGTTAATGATTTTCAAGGTAAGTCATACGATAAGAATGAATTTGAAAGTTTCGTTGACCACGGATTCAGGATGGCTGAAGAATTGGGCGTGTGTCTTTGGGGTGTGAATCTTCAGTCAGATCCTAAATTCTATAGGGCATACAGCCCTTTTTCTTTCCTTTCTCCCGTACTCGGACCTTTTTCTTGTATCAGAAAGAACCCGATAAGGTACGACGAAAGACTCTCCTTGAATGAGGACTACGACTATTTTCTTCAGCACATCCAACGGTATCACAAGACCTTAAGGTTCAACTGTAATTGGTATAAAGCGGGTCATTTGAGTCAAAGGGGTGGGTGTGGGGCATATCGAACGATGAAGGAGGAGAAAGCACAGTCTGATCTTATGATTCAGAAGTGGGGGAGGGGTGTAGTTAGATATGATCTTAAGAAGTCTACCAATCCTAGACTGAGAGTCCCGATTAATGGTATTTAATAGGATTAAGATTTGCCCACAGGCATAAAAATAGAGGTGGATGGCGACTTCCTGATCAAGATGGGTCAGCTCGGTATGCTCGATCCTCTCGACAAGGAGGTCGCTGCGTTCATCGGGATAACTCCCGAGGCATTCCATCGACTCAAAAAACGGCATCCCAAAATTCAGCAGTACCTGGATGAGGGCAGAGCAAGAGGCACAACGAGTATCAGGCGGCAGCAATTCAAAAAGGCGATGGACGGTGACACCACGATGCTGATCTGGCTCGGCAAGCAGAAGTTGGGTCAGACGGACAAACGACACATTGACCAGGTCATCAGTCAGAAGAAGGACATCAAGGAATTCACGGACAGGGAACTCCACGAGATCATAGCCAATGACACAGACTCAGATCTTGCCCAGCACCGCCGAGGCAGGAATGGAAGTGCTCGGAAGAAGACAGGCACGTAAGAAACTCATAAATTTTACCGAGTTTACCTACCGGGCATATCAGACAGCCAAGCACCACAGACTGATCGCCAAGTCTCTGGAGAGAGTGGAGAAGGGTCTGTGCAAGCGGCTGATGATTTTTATGCCACCCAGGCACGGCAAGTCGGAACTTGCCTCGATCAGATTCCCGGCGTGGTATATCGGCAGGAACCCTACCAAGTCGGTGATTGCCACATCATACGCCCAGGAACTCGCGTCTCACTTTGGGCGTCAGGTCAGGAACTTGATGCAGACGCAGGAGTATAGAGCCTTATGGGGCAACCTCCTGACCGAAGACTCTACCGCAGCGCATCGCTTTGATACGTCTGAGGGCGGGGCGTATCTTGCAGCTGGAGTGGGTGGGCCGATCACAGGACGAGGCGCGGACCTGCTCCTGATTGACGATCCCGTGAAGTCCAGGGAAGATGCGGAGTCTCAGACGTACAGGGACAGAGTGTGGGATTGGTACAAGGGGACGGCTTACACCAGATTGCAACCCGGTGGAGCTATTGTCTTGATACAGACGAGATGGCATGATGATGATCTTGCGGGAAGAATCCTGGAGGATTCATCCGGCGAATGGGAGGTGCTGACGCTTCCGGCTCTTAGGGACAACAAGGCGTTATGGCGAGAGTGGTATCCGGCGGAGGCACTGGAGAACATCCGCCAGACTATCGGTCCTAGAGAGTGGAGTGCTCAGTATCAGCAAGAACCTGTGCCGGACGAGGGAGACTATTTCAATCGAGGCTGGATCAATTACTACGACAAGTTGCCGGACGAGAGAGCTGTGGGGACTCTGGCGTATTACGGAGCCTCTGATTATGCGGTCACGGACGGCGGAGGAGATTGGACGGTACATGGGGTGATCGGGATAGATCCTGCCGAGAACATCTACGTCCTCGATTGGTGGAAGGGGCAAACGTCAAGCGATGAATGGGTCGAGGCTGTCATCAGCCTGATGGACAGGTGGAAGCCGTTCTGTTGGGGTGAGGAGTCAGGACAGATCGAGAAATCAATAGGACCGTTCTTGACCAAGCGGATGATGGAGAGAAAAGTCTTCTGCCGCCGAGAGCAATTCGTATCGAGCAGGGACAAACCGACAAGGGCGAGGTCGATACAGGCCAGGATGAGCATGGGTAAGGTCTTCTTCCCGAGAACTGCATGGGCAGACGATCTCATCTCTGAGGTTTTGAGGTTTCCGGCAGCGGCTCATGACGATCAGGTAGATGTGCTGAGTCTTTTCGGCCGGATGCTGGATGAGATGCTCCGAGGGCAGACAGCCAAGATCCCAGAAAAAGCCAGACCCAAAACGTGGAACGATCTTGAGCAGGAATCCAGGCTTGCCAGATATGGGATGCGGCGTGGAGTATCCTATGCAGTAGGGAACGGAGAATAGACTCAGGTGGACTGATGCTAACAGAAAAAATTGTTGATATATTAGATCAGGCGATGGATGATATGTGGCGATTAGCCGTTGAAGAAATTGAGGATTACCGAGAACGAGCAGAGTTCCTCAAGGAGGTTGAGATCATAAAATCCGTTTGCAGGAACTTCAAAGATTTGAGGGATGGGTCCAATGGCTTACCCGACATCGAATAAAGATCGAGCCTCGTGGTGGCAACGGCACATAGAGCAATCTACGAAGCAACTAGACCCATTCTTCAAGGTCGGTCGTAGAATACTGAGCATGTTTGAAAACGAGGCTTATACGCAGCGAGAGACAGTCCTACAGGCATCTCAGCACTCTATTGACGGTACCGAGAGGGTGAAGCCGAGTCTCACGTATGCCTGGATAGAGCAGAGTATCGCAAATATGCTATCCCGCAAGCCTCGGTTCAGGGTTCAGGCAAAGCGACGCGACTCAGTGGCTGGGGAAGTCCCTGTGGGCAGAGTCATAAATTATTGGTATGACGACACGGACCAGATGCATCAGGACAGGAAATGTCTGCTGGATCAGATGGTCTACGGGTTCGGCATTAAGAAGATGGGCTGGACCGCAGACATTAAAATGAGTGGCGAGGACCGGGAGTTTTTGTCTGACTCGGCAGAACTCCAATTTGATGATCCTGACGAGGAAAATCTCTGGCTGGCTACGGGCACTCCTACCAAAATATTGCAAGACCATGACCACATAGGTCACAACGAGAAGCATCGACCCTTGATGGATGACAGGACCATTGCGGACGATATCAAGGAGATTATCCAGGAACACATTGATGAGCATGTTGAAAGAGCAAACCGTGCGGAGGCTACTACGCATATCGATGTGCAGGAGGAATCTCCGTTCGGTCTGAGATGGTGGCCCGAGGATTTCCGTATTGATCCTTTGGCGAGGGATGGCCTCAAGGACGCACGATGGATTGCTTTCCGATCAGTGAAACCCATCGAGGAGGTCAGGGATAATCCAAATTATAATCGACAGGCAGTCAACGCCTTACAACCTCAGAGGATGGAGGATGCGCCTGACATAGATTCCACTTTCCAGGAGGAGGACGGGTTCGGGATGGTGACGGTGTGGGAGATATGGGCGCGGAACTTCAAACTGAGCGGCAGACGCAGACGTAACGTGATGGCGGTCATAGCGGAGCAAGGTGCAAAGGGATCAGAAAGTCCGGTGTTATTGAGGCATGAGGACGAATGGCCTTACGATACCTTGAAGGGTTATCCCTCGGTATTGTTGCCACCTGCGCTTCAGGGTGTCAAGACATGGCTTCAGAAGCCGACACTCAGCCTCGCTGGATTCGATAATATCCAGTTACTTGTCAACGAGCTGCTCGATTCGTTCCTCGCAACTATCCGTAAGCAAAAAAATATCATCTTCTACGATTCCAACGTCTTCCAGAACGATGAGGTAGACATAGCAGTTGCTTCTCCTGGCGATGCGGCTATAGGTGTCCCCGGCTTGTCCCAGGCGGGTCTGGGATCTGTTGTGCCGTTACCGTTCCTCCAGATCCCAGGGGATAAGGGACAATTTTTGAGTCTGATCACGAGTCTGGGAGATAGAGCGGCGGGAACACCTCAACCCATTGACTCAGGATCAGATACAGCTACGGAGTCAGCGATCAAGGAGAGGCGTACCACTGCCCGAGAGGGTCTGAGGATAGATGCCTTTGAGAAATTCCAGGTTGATACAGCCACCATTATCTGGAGACTGCACACGCAATTCCAGCCAGAGATGGAGGTAGAAATAGATGAGAGAGCCAGAGAATTCTCCACGGTCGATGAACGAATTGTCAAGGGGGCATTCCGGTTTAGCATAGATGTTTCCTCGGCAGTCACAGCTCAAGCACTGGAGCGGAAACAGTGGCTGGATCTCTTGAACTTGTTGTCGGGTATGGTGGAGATCTCGGTGCAACAGGGTATGCCGCCACCGAACCTGCCGAAGATTGCAGAGCAGTTACTCGTCCGAGGCTACGATGTCATGAACCCCGAGGAGCTGTGGCCAGCTATCGAGCAGAGCATAGGTGCGGAGAATCCACTGGCACAGGCACTACAGCAACAGATCGGCCCTAACGGTCAACAGACTGGGCCGATTAACAGGCAGCAGTTCGCACAACCTGCGGGTAACGAGGCCGCACAGATCAGGGAGTCGGTGCAATTATGATGATGCTCCCACCCAAGCCATCGGGTGTTCTGGATGCTCTCGGGATCAGGGAAGCGGCAAAACAGGTGCCTATATTTCCTCTGCCCTTTGAAGAACCTATCAGCAAGGGAGTGGCACATGGTATCGAGTCACTCACTGGATATGCTCCGAACGTCACGGGTGCTGATTTGTTGGATATGATTCTGCCTCAAGATCCAGGGGAGGCGATGTTCGATATTGTTGGTCCTCTCGCAGTGCAGCAAAGAGTGCTAAAGAAAGCGGCGGGAGGAGTATCTTCGATACTCAGGGGCAAGGTTCCGAAAGATGTTCCGATCTCAAAAGATCCGACAACTTTCTACCACGGCACAAGAACACCAGAGCCGTTTGAGTATAAAGAGGGCTTTGAGGTTGGTGGTCCCAGGCAGCAGTTTGATGAGTTTGCAGAACAGACTTCAGATTTTATTGATGTGGGATCTGGTCCTGATCCGAGCAGTTATTTGGGTGTGTCCTTTGCCTTCACTCCAGACATCGCCAGCAAATTTGCAACAGGAACATCAAAGGCTGGAAATATTGCGATGCGCGGATTCGGAGAAAGTGCTGGCAGAGTCATTCCGGCGAAACTTGGGGTGGTAAACCCAAAGAAGTTTGCAGATGATTTTGAACTCCAGGACTTCCTTTTTAACCAAAAGGCAGAAGGCGTAGGTTTTGAGGATGGCATCGATATCATCGCGAACTTTGATGAGGAAGCAGCAGAAAAACTTTTCAATCAGTACCAAAAAGGTGGGGCATCCGTAAGGAATGAGATCAACAGAGATATTGTAACTGAGTTGGGCAGACTTGACGATCCATCTCTTGCAGACGACTTTGCAAGAGATCTTGCAGAGTCTGCGAAAAGAACACTCAAGGACAAAGGCCATGACGCAGTGATTCACAAGAACGTAATAGAAGGTGGAGATGCCATTATTGTGTTCGACCCTGAAAAGGTCGAGTTTTTAGATGAGTCGATCAAGGCGATGCAACTCTCTGATGATGAACTCTTGCAGCAGTTGGGGAAGATGGATTTCAAGGAATACGGAAAATTCGGGGACGAACTTGCCAAACTCAAGGCTGACCCTGAGATAGTGGCTGGAGAGATGGTGGATGGGCTTCGCGTGACAGACGACATTCCCAACCTATCATCAATAAGTGCAAGCGACATGGAAGAAATAGGTGGTGGGGTACGAAAAATGTCACTTTCTGGATGGCATGCGAACCCAGAAAAAATGTTCTATGCCGCTGATGACATTGAAAGAACGCACGCATTGGCAAAGCGAATTCAGGAAAGCGGGGAAATAGACCCATTGATTATTGCCTTCAGAGAAGATGGACCATATGTCCTGGAGGGATTACATAGACTTGGTGCATTGTACTTACTTGGGAAAAAGTCCTTTCCGGCTTTGGTGGTGAAAGAGATATTTTAATAGAGTTGGGGTTATAATGCCCGCTTACGACTACAAGTGCAAGGATTGTGGGTATACGGAGACGTATTACCAGATCCCCTATGATGCCCGATTTAAACTGCAAATGTGCAGCGAGTGTGGATACTGGGCTGAGTACCAGTTCCCAATCGATGCGTTAAACGGTTTCCAGCCGTTCGCTCCTTACTACGATGAGTGCCTGGATGGAGACATCACCTCACGTAGGGACCGCAAGGAATTTCTCAAGGCTGAGGGTCTGGAGGAGGCCGGAGACAAGCGAGGTGGCAGCAGGTTCTTTGACAAGCACGCACCTCACCATATCAAACCTATGCCACCAACGGGAGTCAGTGTGTGGCAATCCAGGGAGCAGCAGAAACGAGAAGTCGAAAAGGCCAATAAGATGAGAGATGTTGAGGGACTAGGTTAACCGGGAGAGACTAATGGCTGAGGAAAAATTAAATAACGACAATCCTGTCGCCGAAATCCATGATGCTCAAGCGGCGGGATTGATGGCAGATCTTCAAAACACACTCGGTAGAGTGACGGACGGACAGGCCAACAGCACGGACACGACAACCGATGGGATCGTGGCACCAGCTGGCAGTGAGGACTCGGCAACCAATGGGACCGAGACACCACACACGGATCTCCAGTCCATAAGAGCAGCACTTCCCAGTAACCAAGCAGAGGCGGTTGCGAAGATTTTTGCTGACAATACTCGCCTCCTTAATCAAGTCAGGGAGTTAGAGGTTCGCGGAGAGGAGCAGTTGAAGAACACTGTCGATACCGCCGTAAATACAGCACTGAGGGAACAGGCAGTTGCGGATTCGGGATACGAACCCGATGATCCTTTGGCAGCCGTAACTTCGGAGCAGAAGCATCTATTTCTCAGGATCGCTGACGAACTTGGTTTCGTTAAGTCTGGAGACCTCAAAGCACAAGAGGCTGTAGACTTTGTAGCGAAGGAGAATGTCAAGGCGGTAGAGGTTTTCGGTGAGTCTCTGGGCCAGCTCGATTCCGTGGGTGGGATCATCTTGTCCAAAGACGCCAAGTCGATGATGACACCGATTTACAATCGACTGTCGATTGACGGCAAGCCACCTCCAAAACTTACCTATAACGATCTGATGAAGATTGGAACGTACGATGCCTTGAAAAAACAGGTGTCGGACTTAAAGGCGAGTCTGGGTGAAACAGATGAGACGTTGAGAATCAAAAACCTGCAACGTGCTCAGACGGAGGGTCCAGGTGCGTCAGTGGCAACGTCTGTCAGTCTGAGGGGAGAGAAAGGCACTCCCGCAGATAAGAGGGACAACGTCATGGCGAGGGCATTCCAGTTGGCGAAGCAGCAGCAGTCTCGAAATCAGAGAGGATAACTAAGTGGCAAACGAAACGTCATTGACCCTGTCGTATGGGCCACTATTGACAAGCACTCTCTTCAACTACCTGGAATCCGGTTCGTTTGCGGATAATATCGCAGACGCAACTCCGACACTGGATTATTATCTGTCGGGGGATCGGATCAAACTCACAACGGGTGGGGAGAGGCTTTCGGTGGCAATCATGCACGAGTTGAACAGCACCGCTCAGTCCTATACGGGATACGGCGTGCTGGACACCTCGGAGAGCACGGGTTTTACCCGTGCGTTCTTCACGAACAAACTCTATGCCGTAAGCATCGCCATCAACGGCGATGAGTTAACGGCAAACATGGGTGAGGCTCAACTGTTTGATCTGTTGAACGGCAAAACGTCTCAGGCAGAGATCTCTCTTGCCAACCTGCTGTCAACGGATCTGTTTTCGACTAGCGCAGATGGTGCTTCCGGTATCACGGGACTCGGTCTCCAGATCGACTCCACTGGGACGTACGGCACGATTGACCGCTCCTCGAATACGGCGTGGGCTTCCAACGAAGCGTCAGTAGGTGCGGCGGCAACGAATTTGCTGCCGAATCTCAGGACTCAGTATAACAACGCGACTCAGGGCAAGGGCGGGATGTCCTCGAAGCCTGACGCCATTGTATTCACGCAGACCAACCATGAAGCGTTCGAGGCGTTGATGTTCCCGTTCTTGCAATACACGGGTTCCTCAACGGCTGACAACTCTGTAAACGCAGGATTGTCTGACTTGCGTTACAAGGCTGCTCGAACATGGTGGGATGCAGATGCGACTTCGGGTACGGCTTTCGGTCTGAACTCTGCCCATTCCTGGCTTGCTGTTCACCGCAACCGGAATATGGCGATGGCTGAGGGCGGATTCCAGAAGCCTGTCAACCAGGATGCGCTCGTCACCCAGGTGCTGTTCAAGGGCAACCTTGTCTCGAATGCACCGAAAAAGTTGTTCAAACTCACAGGTATCACCTAAAGGAGGATCATCATGGCCGTAGGTGATATCACCAGAGATACGGGGATGCCAATACCGCTACGGGGTGGCTTTATGCGACTCACGGGCACCATCGAAGCATCCTCAAGCGCAACAGCGTTCGCGCTTCTGCCGACAACCTCAAGATTGGTTTCTGTGCAGGTTGTCGGAGAAGATGGCTTATCTGTGGCGGAGGTTGACCTGAACGTCAACGCTTCAGATTCAGCAACCGTGGGGACGGCGAAAATAGCCACAAATGATCCTACGGTGCGAACGCTTCGATACGACTGCATTTATGCAGGTTCGTAGGAGGTAATATGGCACAGGAAATGAGCGTTGGCTTCAATGAAGCGACGAAAATCTACATCGGTGTAACGAACGCCGAAGGTGCAGAGCTGGAACCTGGAAAAGTCGTGGAGTGGGAAACTACCACAGACGATGACGACCAGGGATATGCGGTTGAACTGGTGGATGCCGCGATCTCCACGACCGCAGGTCTGGGGGGTCATAAATGCGCCGGGGTCGTAGACTCTACGATAGCGTCAGGCGCAACGGGGAGGTTGCAGATTTACGGTCCAGACCTCGTCAGGGCGTCCGCAAGTCTCGATGTCTCGAAACTGGTAGCTGCGGGATCAATCAACGCCACCAACAAGGGACATGTTACTACCGTGACGGGACACTCCGATCACGGTATTAACTACATCGAGGCTCTGGTGGGTTGGACTCTGGAGAATGGTCCTAACGCCACCAACTCGACAGTGCAGCTGTATTTGCAGTAGCGTCAAAACCGGGAGACGGCATGAACGTGATGGTGGGGGGGTGCCCGAGGTCGGGCACCTCCTGCATTACCGATGCGTTGAGCCGATGCGGATTAGACCTCGGTCAGAGACTGAGTAAGATCCGCAGAAAATCAACACATCAAAGACTCGCCACAGAAGATCCAGTTTTTGTCGCAGCTAATACGCAGGTGTTTGAAACTGCTGACTGCGACAGGAGGCGTGCGGAATCGTTCTTTGACAGCAAAATACAGCGGGAAGGTGTTGACAGGGTTTTTGATGACAAGACAGATCCGTGGGTACTGAAAGATCCTATCGGAGTCTCGCTGCTCTACCCTCTCTGGCGAAAAGTGTTGAACGAGAGAGGAATAAAGTTTCGCGCAGTCTTTGTTCTCAGACATCCATCATCGGTGATTTCTTCGGGGTCATCATTCTTCTCTATCAGGCCGGATCGCATGGCAAAGATCTGGTGGCAGACCTATCAATCCCTACTGACCTGGACTACTCTGTATCCTGACGATTTCAGGTGGGTTCTGTTCCCTCAGTTGCTGGGGATGGAGACGGCGACACTGGATTCTCCAGAACCAATAAAATGGAGGGAGTCTTATAATCATAATTTTGTAAGGACACCGATAAGGGATTTGCCGGGGAAGTTCCATCAACTGACAAGGCTTTATGAATACCTGGAGAACAAGTGCGTAACGTAATTGTGACAGGTGTTCCGAGGAGCGGCACGTCATGGTTGGCATCAGTATTTGTTAATCATGGATTTGATCCCGGCAGACGAGCCTTCGAGGAGTCTAAAAAATATCATGCGAAGGTAGAGCCGCCCAGGTGGGAAGATCCGTGGGTGTTGAAAGAAAATAATCAGTCGTTCTCATTCTCTGAGGGCCATCCCATGATGCCTCCTGATCACGTCTGGTCGACTCCATCACCTTCGTTTGTTGAAGAAGTCTTGTCAGACAAAAAAGAGCCGTGGGTCATCAAAGACCCTGGATTTTGTTTTACCCTGCCGATGTGGATGGAGCTGGATCTTGACTTTGTAGTCTGTGCCACACTCAGGCATCCGTGGTCGTGCGTTAAGTCGCTGAACGAGTCGGTTTCGTTCCCCGAGTCGAGATGCCCCAAGATCTGGTGGCGGTACATGATTAATCTTGTCGGATTATCTTGCAGCATTCCAGTAAACTGGGTAAGTTTCCCAGAACAGAACGGCATAAAGTCTGCTGTTGGATCAACTGGTTGCACGTACAAAAAGACAGATTCATTCCACGATATATTTATTCACAATCAACCCGAGGATGTGCCAGACGAGTATCGGCACCTCTTAAACCTTTACACCGATATTTTAACACCGCTGGAAAACCGGGAGATATTTGAACATGGAACTAAGTGACAAGGCAAAGGCGGCGAACGTCCTTGTGGCAACTCCAAACTATACAAACGAGTTGTCATCAGAGGTCCACGTCAACCACATCGAACTTGCGGTCAACTGGACCAAGTGGGGATTGAGTTTTAACTGTGTTTTGATTGGCAGGACGTTTGTTCATTTCGCCAGGACACAGATGGTGGAACTCGTTTTAAAGCCAGCAGACAACGACAAACCCCTCGGGCATCCAGAATACAAACCGTTTTATTCGCATGTTTTGTGGTTGGATGATGACGCAGTAATCGAGCCGGATCTGCTTCTGAGGTATATCGACTTTGACAAGGATGTGGTGATCTCACCGTACCCGATGAGGAGGCCCGGTTACGAGATTGGGGTCTTGACTTCCGTTGCACATAAATGTGATTGTGGGTGGTACGGCTATATATTGTGGTCCTACGAAGACAAGAAGGTCATTACAATCGAAACCCTGGAGGAGCTGAGGGGAGAGATTGGAGACGCACCGGACGAAGAGGCTGGGCCGGAAGGTTGCCCAGCGAACGAAGATGAGATCGTCTGCCCCAAATGCGGGAGCCGGGAAATGTGGAGAGATTTCCACAACCACAGGGCATATCGAAACCTCTCTACGTTCCACAATCTTGACCGGGGTTTGATCGAGGTGGACGGAGGCGGCA